CAGTTGAGAACATACTAACTACAAGAACTTTTTTGGGATTGGTATTAGAAAACAATTTAACCTTTACTCAATTCTGTCAAGAATACAAAGATCTAATAGAACAAATTAACATAAAGGAATACTAAAATTTATATCTTAACCTTAGAAAATCAAGCATACGAAATGAACGAAATACCTGATGAAGTTGAGGATTTGCGTTTTGCTATCTTAGATAACAGTGACCCAAAGAATCCAGATTACTTCTTTATTCCGTTAATCTTCTTAGAGTCATTTAACAGTCCAGCGTTAGTATTAAACATCGGTGGTAATCTAGTTAAGATGCCTGTGGATTGGCAGGTACTTATTGGCGAACCTGACATTGGTGACTTAGAAGTAATACCACTTACATCAATCAATGACCGTGGCTTTAGTGTATTTGCATTTAATCCATTAAGTAGTTTCAAACCAGAGTTCTTTAACATTGAGATTGTAGACATTTACCAAGATGTTAAATGGTATTTCCCTAAATTAAAACCTGGACAGATGTTAGCAGTACCGATTGAATCAGGCGACTCACCTTTGTGCGCATACTTTGTCAAAGACATTAGTCGTCAGAGTGAAATTGTAGACTACAGTAAGATATGGTAATTAAACTTAATCCTAGTGTGATCACAGACGACATGATGTACGAAGGTGTAGTAGCATTAGATGATACTGAACTTATAGATTCGATGGCTCAGATACGAGAAGATAAATTATGGGGTGAGATTCGTCGAGCGGCTAAAACAAATAAGTCTTTACAAACCGCACTGGATCATGCTATAATGATATATAAGTTATCAAAGGAATATAAAGATGGCATATAATCCAGCCCAATTTAAAGCAAAGAAAAAACGTGCAGTGGATCCAAATGCACCACCGCGTCCTAACCTGCTGTCGCATGACAAGGTTATCAGAGAACAAAAAGATGTTATTATGGAGTTGCAACTACAACTACGTAGACAATCTGAGGAATTGGAAAGTCTTAAGAACAAATATAATAACATGCAACAAAGCATAACTGGAATTCTTAGCTATTTACGCAAGGGTAAATGATGAGCAGTAGTTTACAAATCAACGATGAGATGGCAGCATATGATCGCAAAGATCGTGCTTACTATGATAACTTTACAGAAGAGGATCGTAAGAAGTTCAGCACCTATCTAATGCTACGCTATGGTGCTAGTGTTACTGGGTCAAGTGACCTACAGGCATATTATCTATTGGCAGTAAATGAGCGTGTAAACAAAAACTTCTTTGACCTAAACAAACACACTAAGTTACAATGGCTATGTTGTACAACTGTAAGTCCGGGCATGGGCAGACAAAGTCATTATTGGCAGGGCACTAAGAAGAAAGAAGGCAACAGCAAAGCATCAAAATTTCTTGCTAAACTATATCCTAACCTACGTGAAGATGAAATTGATGTGCTGGTGGCAATTAACGATACTAAAAGTCTTAAACTATTAGGACAACAGCTAGGCATGGATGATAAGACCATTAAGAAAGAGTTGGAATGATTGATGAAATAGTATCAGCTTGGAACGAAGGTAAAACTGACATAGAAGCCGCACCAACATATACCTGTAAATATTGTTCAAAGGAATTTCGTAAGGAAAGTACTTTGGCCGCGCATCTGTGTGAGCCTAAACGTCGTTGGCAACAGGAAAAGGAAGTAGGTGTACAGTTTGGTCTACAAGCATACCTACGCTTCTTTGAACTAACACAAGGGTCGGCTAAACTAAAGAGCTATGCTGACTTTGTTTCGAGTCCATACTACACAGCGTTTGTTAAATTTGGTCGTCATATTATTGGTATACGTGCTGTGAATCCACGTGCATTTATTGAATATGTAATTAAACAAAACAAAAAGATTGACCATTGGACACATGAGGTTGTATACTTAGAATACCTGCATCAGTATATGCGTAAAGAAGCAGTACAAGATGCACTTGAGCGAGCCTTAACGGAGATGCAGAATTATGTGGACGAAAATACAGCATTATTTCCCAACGGGTTTAAGGACTATTTTAGACGGGCTAATGCGAATCGTGTATGCCATCACATTGCCAATGGCCGTATTAGTCCTTGGATTGTGTTTAACTGCGATTCGGGTATTGCTTTCTTGGATACCTTGGGTGAGGAGCAAGTTACTCAAATAATTAGTATGATTGACCCAGAGTATTGGCAACGTAAGTTTAAAGATTACCTAGCCGATACTGAATGGACTAGACAAATATTAACAGCCGCTGGACTATAATGACCGATATAACAAAATTAACCTCCGAAGTAATTAACATGCGAACTGACGTACTTTATCTAGTTCGCCTAGTAGAAAAATTAGAAGTTAAGATTAATAAACTTGAACAGACTGTGGCTAATCCACCAATGGATCCGTTTAAGGGAAAGATTATTGAAAAACTATGAAATTTAAAAGTGACATCGACATAGACTTTGCTGACAGAGATGAAGTAATTCGTTTACTTGATGTCACACCTGCTAGTATATTACGTGATGGTAAATTAGTCCGTCATAACACAGGTGTGTATGCCACTGATGTTCCTATAGATCCGTTTACTGGGCAGGCAAGTTTAGATTATAATCTAGCTGAAGATAGAGGCTATGTTAAATTAGATTTTCTTAATGTGAACTTATATAAACAAGTACGTGATGAAACTCATTTAATTGAACTGATGCAGGAACCAGATTGGACTCGATTATATGATCCGGAGATATGTGCAAAACTAATGCACGTTAATGGGCACTATGATTTGTTATTGCAGATGCCTGAACCTGTAGATACTATTCCTAGACTGGCTATGTTCTTAGCTATTATTCGTCCAGCCAAACGTAACCTAGCTGGTAAGACATGGAAGGAAGTAGCTGAGACTGTTTGGGATCGACCTAGTGATGATACTTATTACTTCAAACGTGCCCATGCCGTTTCCTACGCACAACTTGTAGTCGTTAACCTTAACTTACTTACATCTTCCGAATTAAAGTAATACTACGACGTTTACTTCTTTTCGACGCAATTTCTCTTAGACTTACATACGGCCCGTGTTGTATTACAACATCTTTGCTGTTGAATGTTTTTAAACAAACCCTAAACTCTGTCCAATCCTGCTTTAAAAATACGTTAATGGGTATAAGCCTATTACTTTCCCACCACCACTGATCAGCCATGGCTAAAAACATTGTTTTTTGCTCTATGGTACGCAGTGCAGCAAAGTCATATATAGTGGTGATGAATTCATCTGCATTTTGAACAATGCCAATATAATCATTTCCTCCATACGTTATGAACGATAAGAAGGGATATTGATCGAGTAAATTCTTGTAACTGTCTTCCATTGGAATCCGTATAAATATGTGATAAGGGATAAAACACAGTGCCACTCATCACAAGTTATTTATATGAAAATAAAATGGTAGTTCAGATTATGGATTACTCGGATCCCACAATTAAAACAAGGAACAGAGTCGTGTATAGCCGCCCAATCACAGTATATCAAGGTATAGATAATCCTATACAGGTCATAGTTAAAAACCAAGATCAAAAAAATGTCAACTTAACAGGCTATGCTGTACAGGTAGATATACAAGATCCTGTAAATGAAGTTACAGCCTACAGTTTTGCTGTGACTTATAGTAATATAGCATTGGGTATTGGTACATTTATATTAGATAAAGACACTGTGAACAGTTTAGAAGTTAGACAATATAAACTAACAGTTAGAACTATTCGAGATAGTGATGCCAGCGAAGTTCCTTTATATGCAGATGATAACTTCACTGCTCCTTTAGATTTAATTGTCAAACCGGCATACTACGGCACAACAGTTACCCCAGCGGGCTTTACGGAAACAGTTATTGACAGTGGAAGTTTATAATGACTACAGCTAATGTTCAAGTTACTAAAGTACTGCTGAAACGCGGTAATACAATACAAAATAATGCCTATACCGGTGTCTACGGTGAATTAAGTATAGACATGCAGGCCAACGCACTGCGCATACACGATGGTGTTGTAGCAGGTGGTAATGTAGTTAGTGGTAGCGGTGGTAGTGGATCGTATGCTAACAGTAATGTGTTTAGCTACTTAACAAATACATCAACTACAATAACTTCTTTGCGAGTTACCACAGCAGCAATAGCGCAAATTAACGGTACTAACCCGGGTAGTGAATTAGTAATTCAAACCGGTGGATCACATAACTTTAATTTTAAAGGTTCTGGTAATTTAGAAGTACCCGGTAGTATTTTACCCACAGCCAACGTAGCATATTCTTTAGGTAGCGCAACACGTCAATGGAAAGACCTATGGGTTAGCAATAACACAATCTATATCAATAGCATTCCGTTGAGCATTAATAATAACGGTAACTTAACTATCAATGGGCAAGAGGTTGCTCGAGGCCCTCAAGGCAACATTGGTGCTACTGGCGCACAAGGCGCACAAGGCATACAGGGAAATGTTGGTCCACAGGGCCCACAAGGAAATGTCGGCCCACAGGGCCCACAAGGAATACAGGGTATACAGGGAAATGTTGGCGCACAGGGCAGTACCGGCCCACAAGGGATACAGGGCAACGTTGGTGCTACTGGCGCACAAGGCGCACAGGGCATACAGGGAAATGTTGGCCCAGCAGGAAGCCAAGGCATACAGGGAAATACAGGCCCACAAGGTAGCCAGGGGATACAGGGCATACAGGGAAATGTTGGCCCAGCAGGAAGCCAAGGCATACAGGGAAATACTGGTCCACAAGGTAGCCAGGGGATACAGGGCATACAAGGCAACGTCGGCGAACAAGGACCGCGAGGCTTCACTGGTAACGTCGGCGAACAAGGACCACAGGGCGATACAGGACCACAAGGCAACACCGGAGCACAGGGAACAAGTGTAACCTTATTAGGTAGTGTAGACATTGTAGGTAACTTGCCTGTGACTGCTAACGTAGGTGAGGGTTGGATTGTACAAGCTGATGGTGATTTGTATCTATGGAACACTATATCAAGCGTATGGAATAACATCGGACAAATTGTAGGACCACAAGGAGATGCTGGTCCTGCGGGGCCACGTGGCTTTACAGGAAATGTTGGCGCAGAAGGTCCACAGGGCATTCAAGGCAATGTAGGACCCCAGGGTGAACAAGGAATACAAGGCAATGTAGGACCCCAGGGTGAACAAGGAATACAAGGCAATGTAGGTCCACAAGGCGAACAAGGCGAACAAGGGATACAAGGCAATGTAGGTCCACAAGGCACACAAGGGATACAAGGGAATATCGGACCACAAGGGTCACAAGGACCACAAGGCATACAAGGAAATGTAGGACCTCAGGGCGAACAGGGAATCCGGGGAAATGTTGGTCTACAAGGCGATCCAGGTCCTCAAGGCGAACAAGGCGTGCCAGGCGACCCCGGTTCACAAGGCGATCCAGGACCACAAGGCGATCCAGGTCCACAAGGCGATCCCGGAGCAGATGCACTATGGAATTTCACTGGTGCGTATGGTGGTGGCAATAGTTATGCCGTTGGTGATATTGCTACCTACGCAGGAGAGACTTGGTATCGCCTTAATGCTAATGGTGGCAACACAGGGGATACCCCCGCCGAAGGAACATTTTGGACTAAGATAGCAGCCAAAGGTACAGATGGTGGTGGTGGCAATGTAGACCTAGGCAAGTTTAAGATTGTAACCGATACCGGCGTTGCTTACCTTAGCACAACAGACGATGCTGATGGTTATGGCGGGTACGACATAACCATTACACCTTCGG